AAAGCATTTGTAATTCAACATGCGTTAGAAAATAAATCTAAAGATGATGATTATATTATATGGTTAGATGGTGATTGTATATTTCGAAGTGATGATTGGGAAGGTTTTCCTTTAAATATTTTACAAGGTAGATTTTTAGCGTGTCAAAGAGAAAACTCAATTAAAACAAAACATATCGAAAGTGGCATACTTATATTTAATGCCAAGCATAGTCTTTTAAAAACATTCTTAGAAAAATTTAAACATGCTTATACAGTTAATGAAATAATCAAAGTAGGGGAACCATACGATGGATATATTTTAGGTAATGTTCTAAATCACTCAGATATAGACAGTATAAACAAGCTTGTTTATAGAAATTTGTGTGATAAACTTAGATTAATTACAGATAATCCAGACGAAACCTTTTCACATCCTGAAATAAAATATAGATTTAGACATAATATTGGACTGAATGGAAAAAAGAAATATAAAGAATGGAATAAGATTAGTGAAAATGACGATATTTTTAGGTACATATTAAACTTCAATATGGCAAAAGAAACTCATAAAGAAAATAGAAGAAAAAATTTATCGATATTAGATAGACTTAAAAGGGCAGACCCAAATAGAATTAGAGGGCCAAATATTAGTTATGTTGTAATTACAAATGCAAATGATGTATTAAAAACAAAAATATGTTTAACTTCAATTCTTTCAAATTTTAGTATTGGTGAGGATGAGATTATTCTTGTTGGTGACGTAGAACAATTTAAAGATTTTAATACACATATAAAACTTATAGAAGAAAAAGATATAGCACACTCTGGCAATATTTCCAAGTTAAGAAATATAGGTAATTCACATGCTAAAGGTAAGTGGATTATACAATGTGATGATGATTTAATATTACCACCTGTTGAGTTTAGAAGAAAATTTAATGAGTATAAAAATCATTTTGATGTTTTTAACACTAAAATATTATTACCTAACGGTGGTAGATATTGGGATAGGTGTATTTACAATGAAAATAAAGAAAATCATTTAGTTGATTATGATTATGATGAGGATGATTTATTCTATACCGGTGGATTTTTATGCATTAAAAAAGATTTAATTATAAAACATAAATGGAATGAAGATTTGCTTTTCTATGATAAGCATAATGATAATGAAGATGTTGATTTAACAAGAAGACTTTTAAAAGACGGATATAAAGTAAATATTGATATTGATAATTTTATTTTTCATTACGATGAAACTGTTTATAGAATAGATGATTATATAATGAAAATAAAAGATTACGATAGTTCAAAAGATGAAATAGTTGTTGATAATGAAATGGCAAATATTTTTGATAAACTTTTAAATGATATAAGGAACACTTTACAATGATAAACTTTGTAATATGTGTTAAACATCCTGATAATTGTTATTCATATAAAACGACATGGCAGTTGTTAAAAAATACTTTATATTCTGTATGTAATCAAACAGATAAAAATTTTAAAGTTTTAATTGTTGCAAATAAAATATTAGATAACTTTGAAGATGATAAAAATATATTTAATGTAGAATTTATTGAGGTAGATTTCCCACCACCACCAACTGCAGGAAAAAATCATGTAAGAACTGGTATGAAAGCAATAAGATTTGATCGTGGATCAAAATATGTAAGGGCATTATATCATTTAAGTTTAAACAAATCAAAAGAAAAAGAGTATGTTATGTTTGTTGATGCTGATGATTTTATTTCTTGTAATCTTGCTAAGTATATTAATGAAAATCAAAACTATGATTTAATGGGAATATACAAATCATATTTTTTACTTGATTTAAAAAGAATAAGTTTATTTGATACTTTTAATTTAATTTGTGGCACATCAAACATTATGAACTTAGAATATCTTTTAGATGAGTTACATTTTGAAGGTTTAAATAAAGATGATATAACTCAATCTGATATATTTAATTGCTCTAAAGAATATTATTTAAAGTTTATTATAGGAACACATGAAAAAACATTAAAATATTTTTCTGTTAAAAATAATGCTAAGATATTAGATGTGAACTTTCCAGCTGCAATTTATAACTGTTCTCATAACGAACAACATTCATCAATATCATGGTTTGACGATGTCTCAAAATATAGAAGCTTTGTTATAAGTAATCCAACAGATGAAATAAAAAAGGAGTTCAATATAAAATTATTATGATTATAAGTCACTCAAAGAAGTTTATATTTTTAAGATGCCGTAAGACTGCCAGTGCTTCGGTTCAGCAATACTTTGCTGATCATATTGATCCTGAAATAGATTTTGCTGGTCAAATGACAAGTTTAAATTTTCCAGGTATCAACGATAATAGAATAGCAAAAAATCCACATGTTGCATTAACAACAGCATTAAGAAAAGGCAAAGAATATAATCTAATGCAAGATAAGTTAAAAGATTATTTTGTATTTTGTTTTGAAAGAAATCCATATAGAAAATGTATATCGCATTATTTGTATCATCATCAATATACTGAAATAGAACAACACAAATGGTTCAAAGATATGTCATTTCAAAGATATGTTTATCATCCATCTAAACCTACTGATAGACACATGTACACACAAGGTGCAAAAATATTAGCAAATCATGTTGCAAAATTTGAGAATATGGACCAAGAGATGGAGTTTATCTGTAAGAAAATAGGTATACCATACACAGGATTGCCCCATTTACATAAGGGAAAATCAGATATTGTATTAGATGAGTGGTACACACAAAAAGAAATGAAAGAAAGAATAAAAAAGTTGTTTAAATGGGAACTTCAAACATTTAACTACAAATACGAATAATATAGATATTTTGTCATATAAATAGTATAAAAAGGACATTTTATGGCAGAACCAGCAAGTAGAGAACAACTAAAACAGTATGCTTTAAGAACACTAGGTAAGCCTGTTATTGAGATAAATGTTGACGATGACCAACTAGAAGATAGATTGGATGAGGCATTACAATATTTTGCTCAGTATCATTACGATGGTGTTGAAAGAGTATATCTTAAATATCAAGTAACACAAGCAGACAAAGACAGAATTTTATCACCAAATGGTGACTCGACTATTACTGCAACTAAAGGATCAGTAACTTCAACATATAAACAGGCAAACAACTATATTATAGTTCCTGAAACGGTATTAGCTGTAACTAGATTATTCCCTCTATCAAGTAGAGGAAATCAAAATATGTTTGATGTTAGATATCAATTAAGATTAAATGACTTATATGATTTTTCTTCAACATCTATCATTCACTATGATATGGTAATGAAACATTTAGATTTACTAGATCATTTATTAGTGGGTGAAAAACCAATTGACTTTAATATGCACAACAATAGATTGTACATTGCAATGGATTGGAAAACCGATATTCAAGTAGGCGAATATCTTGTTATCGAGTGTTATAGAAGATTAGACCCCTCTGAAAATACAGATGTGTTTAACGATATGTATTTAAAGAGATATGTAACATCTTTATTTAAAAGACAATGGGGAACTAATTTGTCTAAATTTGGTGGAGTTCAAATGATAGGTGGTGTTACACTTAACGGATTAGAAATCTATCAACAGGCAAACCAAGAGATACAAACACTTGAAGAACAAATAAGAGGCACATTCGAATCACCTGTAACATACATGGTGGGATAATAGAGGAGAGATAAAGTGGCTGTTAATCATTACTTTCAGCACGGAATGGGTATTGGTTCCGAGTCTGAACAAAACTTACACGAAGATATAATCGTAGAGTCTTTAAAGATATTTGGCCACGATGTATATTATCTGCCGAGAAAACTAGTTAACCATGATTTAGTTTTAGGTGAAGATGTTTTAAGTCGTTTTGATCATTCATACTTAGTTGAAATGTATATGGAAACAACTGAAGGTTTCCAAGGCGAACAAGAATTAATTAGTAAGTTTGGATTAGAGATAAGAGAAGATACAACGTTTGTTGTTGCAAAGAGAAGATGGCAATGGCAAGTTGATAATCCTGCAACACAGATAACTGAAGGAAGACCTAACGAAGGTGATTTAATATTCTTTCCTTTAATGAATTCATTTTTTGAAATACAGTTTGTTGAAGATCAACAACCATTCTTTCAATTAGGAAATCTACCTATCTATAAATTAAGATGTACTAGATTTGAATATTCTGGTGAAAGAATACGAACTGGTAATGCTGTTATGGATCAGGCAGAAACAAAATACTCACTAGATATTTTACAATGGAAAACTTTATTAGAAGATAATTCAGGTGCATTAGTTTTAGAAACATCATCTGCTAGTGAAAGTCACCACATTATTAGTGATGAGTATCAGTATGAAGAACAAACAAGACAATATGCTGACAATGAAACATTTGAGGCAGACGCTGGTTTTGGAACTGAAACTACAACAGATGATATAATAGACTTTAGCGAACTTAACCCATTTGGGGATCCTAAGGATCCAGAAGGATTTTTATAATGTTTAATAGTCCATATTTCTACCATGAAACACTAAGAAACACTGTTGTTGCTTTTGGAACAATATTTAATAATATTCATATTCATAGAACAGATAGTGATAATAAAGTTATTCAAAAAATAAAAGTGCCATTATCATATGCACCTAAAGAAAAGTTTTTAACAAGATTAGAACAACAACCTAATTTAGAAGATAGAGAGTTTGCTGTAACATTACCTAGAATGGGATTTGAGATTACAGGTATTAACTATGACTCAGCTAGAAAGTTAAATAAATTATCTTCAATAAGAACACCAGGTTCAACAAATGATACAGTAAATGTTGTTTATAATCCTGTACCATATAATATAAGTTTTAATCTTTATGCCTTTACAGCAACTGCTGAAGGTGGTTTACAAATCGTTGAACAGATTATGCCATACTTTGCACCTGATTATACTATTACAGTTAATCTAATTAGAAGTATGAATATTAAAAGAGATGTACCTATTGTATTAAACAATGTAACTTATGATGATACCTACGATGGTTCATACACACAAAGAAGAGCAATCAACTGGACAATGTCATTTACTGCTAAGACATATCTATTTGGTCCTGTAAATGAAGGTGGTAAAGTTATCAAAAAAACTATTGTCGATTTATATACAGACACAGATACATCAAGCACTAGAGAGGAAAGAATTATTACTGTTCCTAATCCTACATCGGCAAATGCTGATGATGATTTTGGATTTACAACAACTATACAAAACTTTAGTGACAGTAAGAATTTTGATCCTGGCGACGGCACAGATAAATAGATTAAGGAAATATTATGAGTATAGATGAAAAAATAAATGAAGCACTTGGTATCTCTAACGATAAACCAGTTACAAAGGCTGTAGTTAAACAAGAATACACTCCGCCAGTTCCTAGAGTTGAAGATAAGGAAAAGGGTGATGTTGATAATGACTACAAATATAGTAGAGAGAACTATTACAATCTTATAGAACGAGGCCAAGACGCAATACAAGGCATACTTGATATTGCAAATCAAAGTCAACATCCTAGAGCATACGAAGTTGCTGGAAATTTAATTAAACAAGTTGCTGATACAGTTGATAAGTTACAAGACTTACAAGGTAAACTAAAGAGTCTTAAAGAAGTTCCAAAAAACACAAACAATACAAACATCAAACAGGCGCTTTTCGTAGGTTCTAGTTCGGAACTTCATAAGTTATTAAAGAATAAAAATAAAAATGTGACTGCTGAAGAAGATAAAGATTTTACGGAAACAAAAGATGTCAAATAACGATCACCAATATTTAGGAAACCCAAATTTACATAAGGCAAATACTCCTATAGAATACTCTGAGCATGAGGTTAGAGAACTTGCAAAGTGCATGGAAGATCCTATATATTTTATTTCTAATTATATTCGTATTGTAAGTATTGATGAAGGTTTAGTTCCTTTTGAATTGTACAAGTTCCAAGAAAGAATGGTTGATACATTTCATAATAATAGATTTACAATATGTAAGTTACCTAGGCAGTCTGGTAAATCAACAACTATCATTGCATACTTATTACATCAAGTTATCTTTAATGATAACTTTAATGTTGCCATACTTGCCAACAAAAGTTCAACTGCTAGAGACTTATTAGGAAGATTACAACTTGCATATGAAAACTTACCTAAGTTTCTTCAACAAGGTGTATTAAACTGGAATAAAGGTTCTTTAGAATTAGAAAATAATTCAAAGATTATGGCCGCCTCAACTTCCTCAAGTGCAATTCGAGGTGGTTCATTTAACATAATCTTCCTTGATGAGTTTGCGTTTATACCTGCCAATATAGCAGATCAGTTTTTTAGTTCAGTTTATCCTACAATATCATCTGGTAAAAAATCTAAAATGATGATTGTATCTACTCCTCATGGAATGAATATGTTTTATAAACTATGGAATGATGCTGTAAATAAAAACAATGATTATATTCCTATTGATGTTCATTGGTCAGAGGTTCCTGGAAGAGATGAAAAATGGAAAGAACAAACTATAAGAAATACAAGTGAGGCACAGTTTTCACAAGAGTTTGATTGTGAGTTTGTTGGATCAATTGATACGTTATTAAATCCGTCTAAGTTAAGAACACTATCTCATAGTTCACCGATTATATCAAGTGGTGGATTAGATATGTATGAAAGACCACAAAAAGGTAAAGACTATGTTATAACTGTTGACGTTGCAAGAGGAACTATGAAAGACTATTCAGCGTTTGTAGTTATGGATGTTTCAAAAATGCCATATAGAATGGTTGCAAAATTTAGAGACAATGAAATTAAACCTATTTTATTTCCTCACACAATTGAAAAAGTTGCAAGACAATATAACAAAGCATATGTTTGTGTTGAAGTGAACGATATAGGACATCAAGTGGCAGACGCATTACAATTTGAATTAGAGTATGACAACTTAATGATGTGTATGATGAAAGGCCGTGCAGGACAAATACTAGGTGGTGGATTTTCTAAAAAAGGTTCTCAAATGGGTGTTAAAATGACAAAACAAGTAAAGAGAGTTGGATGCACAAACTTAAAATCTTTGATTGAAGCAGACAAGTTACTTGTTAATGATTTTAATATTATTGAGGAACTTTCAACATTTATTAGAAAGGGTCATAGTTTTCAGGCTGAAGAAGGTAACACAGATGATTTAGTTATGTGTTTAGTTATATTTGCATGGATATCAAATCAAAGATATTTCAAAGAACTTACAGACCAAGACGTTAGAGCAAGAATGTATGAAGATCAGGCAAACGCAATAGAACAAGATATGGCACCATTCGGATTTATGAATGACGGAATTAATGATATGGAATCAATAGTCGATGATCAAGGAGAAGTTTGGACTCCTGTTAACATACGAAAAGGTGATCTTCTCTAAAATCTCATTTACATAAATAGAAGTGAGAATTAATGATACTTTATTAGCTAATAAGGAGAACAACATATGGCATTTCAAGTTTCACCAGGTGTTCTTGTAAAAGAAAAAGATTTGACAAATGTTATACCGGCAGTAGCAACATCTATTGGTGCTTACGCAGGTGATTTCACAAAGGGTCCCGTTGATGAAATCGTTACTATTACTTCAGAGAAGCAACTAGTAGCAACATTTGGAAAACCTAACTCGGATAACTTTGAGCACTTTTTTAGTGCTGCTAGTTTCCTAAGTTACTCAAATAATCTTAGAATTGTACGAGCAACAAATACTGGTCTATTAAACGCAACTGCTGAGACAGGTGGTTTACTAGTAAAAAACACAGATGATTACCAAACAAACTTCCAAGATGGTCAAGGTTCAGTAGGACTTTGGGCTGCAAGAACTGGTGGTGCATGGGGTAATGGTCTAAAAATTTCAATGTGTCCAAGTGCTTCAGTATATGAAGAACTTGCTAAAACAACAGTGGCAAGTTCAGACTTAGCTGTTGCTGACACTACAATAACATTAGCAGACGCTACAGGATTTAATGTAGGCGATATAGTTAATTTTGGTGAAGACGGTGGTTACGAATACAGAGTAACTTCTATTTCAACAAATGATATTACAATCGTTAGACATCCATCAGGCGTTGGCGGATTACACACAGTAGTTGCTAACGGCGCTTCAGTAAGAAGAAGATGGAGATACTATGACCTAGTAAGTGCTGCTCCAGGAACATCAGCGTATGCTTCAGAGAGAAATGGATCAAATGATGAAATTCACATCGTAGTTATAGACGAAGATGGAGATATTTCAGGTGCATTAGGTTCAATACTAGAAGTGTATGATGCTGTTTCAGTTGCTTCAGACGCAAAAACTCCACAAGGAGATACTAACTATTATAGAGATGTAATATTCGCTAGATCAGAATATATCTATTGGATGGATCATCACGCTAGTGGTACTAATTGGGGTTCTGCTGTTTTAAATACAACTTTCACAAGTGTAACAACATTATCAGATATTAGTTTGACTAACGGTGCTGATGGCACAACTGCTACTATCGGACAAATGAAAACTGCTTATGAGAAGTTCCAAGATACAGAATCAGTTGATGTAAATTTAATCATCGCTGGTCCTTGTTCATCTGCTCATATTGATAACTTAATCACAGTTGCTGAAGAAAGAAAAGACGCTATGGTTTTTGCTTCTCCAGAAAGAAGTGATGTTGTCAATGTTACTAACACTAACACAGCAACTTCAAATATTGTTTCATTCTTTAATAATATCAGATCATCATCTTATGTAGTTTTCGATAGTGGTTACAAATACACTTACGACAAATACAATGATGTATTCAGATATGTTCCATTAAACGGAGACATTGCTGGATTATGTGCTAGAACTGATCTAGTGGCAGATTCATGGTTCTCTCCTGCAGGATTAAACAGAGGAAATATTAGAGGCGCTGTAAAACTTGCTTTCAATCCTAATAAAATTGAAAGAGATCAGTTATACAGAGCAAGAATAAATCCCGTTGTTTCATTCCCAGGACAAGGAACAGTATTGTTTGGAGATAAAACAGGACTATCAAAAGCTAGTGCATTTGACAGAATCAATGTAAGAAGATTGTTTATCGTATTAGAGAAGGCAATCTCAACTGCTTCTAAATTTCAATTATTTGAGTTTAACGATGAGTTTACTAGAGCACAATTTAGAAACATCGCTGAACCATTCCTAAGAGACGTACAAGGTCGAAGAGGAATTACAGACTTCTTGGTTGTTTGTGACGAAACAAATAACACAGGAGATGTAATTGATAGAAATGAGTTTAGAGCAGACATTTATGTCAAACCAGCTAGATCAATCAACTTTATAACACTAACTTTCGTTGCGACTAGAACAGGCGTTGCTTTCGAAGAAGTGGTAGGAGCTTAGGAGGATAATTATGCCAAGTATTAATGATTTTAAAGCTAGATTAAAAGGTGGCGGAGCTCGTCCTAATCAGTTTAGAGTTACTCTACCATTTCCTGGATTTGCAGCTATCGGTGCTGAGACGGAGACTATGTCTTACCTTTGTACTTCAACTAGTTTGCCAGGAATGACTATTGGAGAAATTGCTGTTCCATTTAGAGGAAGAGAGTTATATGTTGCAGGTGAAAGAACATTTGCTACATGGACTACTACAATTCTAAACGATAGTGATTTCTTAGTAAGAAACGCTTACGAAAGATGGATGAATGGTATCAACAACATGTCAGATAACGAAGGATTAACAAATCCATCTGACTACCAAGTTGACGCTTTCATTGATCAATTAGATAGAAGTGGAAATGTTATTAAGTCATACACGTTTAGAGGTATGTTCCCAACATCAATAGATGATATTGGATTGGGATATGATCAAAACAATGCTATCGAGGAGTTCACAGCAACTCATAGATATCAATATTTTGAAACAAATACTACAACTTAATACAGATTAAGTGATTATGGGGGCGCTTTTAGCGCCCTTATAAATAAAAGTATATATAATGTTAAAAAGGAGTATTAAATGGCTGAATTATTTGGATTCAAAATAGAACGATTAGGTAGTAAAGAAACTGATCCAAGACAAAATATAGTACCACCTCAAGCAGACGATGGCACACAAGTTGTTCCTGCTGGAGGTTTTTTTGCGTCTTATGGCGGATTTGAACAAGGTACAAGAAACGAATTAGATTTAATAAGAAGATACAGAGAAGTTGCTCTACATCCTGAATGTGATAGTGCTGTTGAGGATATAGTATCAGAGTCAATTGTATCTAATGAGAATCAACAATCAGTTCAACTTGATTTATCAAAAGTTGAATATACAGACGCAATCAAAAAGAAAATAAGAGAATCATTTAAAGATGTTTTAAATCTTTTAAACTTTGATATTAAAGGGCATGACATCTTTAGAAGATGGTATGTTGATGGAAGAGTTTACTTTCATAAAATTATAGACAAAGATTCTCCAAGATTGGGTATAACAGAATTAAGATATATTGATCCTAGAAAGATCAAAAAAATAAGAGAAGTAAGAAAACAAAGAACAGATGGTGTTCCAAGTTCATTTGCATTTGAAAATAAGTTCCAAGAGTATTATATCTTTAACGAAAAAGGAATACATCCAACTTCAACATCTAACGCAGGTGGATTGAGAATTGCCACAGATGCCATTGCATATTGTCCATCTGGATTAGTAGATCAATCACACAATCAAGTTTTATCTTATTTACATAAAGCAATTAAACCAGTTAATCAATTAAGAATGATTGAAGACGCTGTTGTTATTTACAGAATTGCAAGAGCACCTGAAAGAAGAATATTTTATATCGATGTAGGTAACTTACCTAAAATCAAGGCCGAACAATATCTAAGAGATGTTATGGCAAGATATAGAAATAAAATGGTCTATGATGCTTCTACTGGTGAAATCAGAGATGATAGAAATCAGATGAGTATGTTAGAAGATTTTTGGTTACCTCGTAGAGAAGGTGGTAGAGGAACTGAAATTACTACATTACCTGGTGGTCAAAACTTAGGACAAATAGAAGATATAGAATATTTCCAAAAGAAATTATATAGATCATTAAATGTTCCAATTAGTAGATTAGAAAGTGGATCAGGATTCAATTTAGGAAGAGCTGCTGAAATTAGTAGAGATGAAGTTAAGTTTACTAAATTCATTGGCAGACTAAGAAAAAAATTCTGTATGTTATTCCATGATTTATTAAAAACACAATTAGTTCTAAAAGGTGTTATTGCACCTGAAGAATGGGATGTGTTACAAGGTAACATTACATACAATTTCTTACAAGATGGATATTTTGCTGAACTAAAAAATTCAGAAATGTTAGCTGCTAGATTAAATCTAGTTAGAGATGTAGAACAATATGTTGGTAAATATTTTTCACATGAATATATTAGAACTAAGATATTAAAACAAAACGAACTAGAACAAGCAGAAATAGATCAACAAATTAAATCTGAGGCACCAGAACAACCACAACAAGAAGTGCCACAGGATAATAAAGGAGAATAATTATGAGTAAAGATGATATTAAAAAATTTGTAAATTCAGTCGTAGATAACGATAACATACAAGCACAAAAAGACTTTGCAGCTGCTGTATCAGATAAGATCGGATCAGCAATCGATGCCCAAAAACAAGAAGTCGGTAGATCAATGTTTACAGGACAACAAGGTGTTGATGCTCCAGAAGCAAATGTTTTTAGTGGAGGTAATATAGAAGGATCAACAGATGGTTAAGACGTTCAGTAAATTTAAAGATGATATTATAACTGAATCAAATGACTATAAGAGAACTAGGCAATATAACAAATTGAATCCTAGATTGAAACAAGCAGTAGATATGGTGTTTAAAGCCGCTGATAAAAGTGGTGACGTTATTTCAAACTTTGAAAAAAATGTTAATACTGCTGCTAAAAAATTCAATGTTAAAGTAGATGACTTAATGAATTATTTTGATAAAGAAACACTAACCATTTTAAGGAGATAGAATGGCGTTCACAAGAGTTCCTGGATCGGGAGTACCACCTGCTGTAGCTTATTATAATGATAGCGATAGTTTTACTATTGCAGGTTCAAATTTAAATCCTGGTACTACTCAACGTACTTTTAATGCTTTACTTTTTAATCCTGATGGAACAAAAATGTACACATTAGGAACTGATCAAGGATATGGTGCAGATAAAGACCTCTTTCAATACACATTGTCAACACCCTTTGATGTATCGACTGCTTCAGTTTCAGTTAATGATTATATTGAAGTTGGAGAATGGTCCAGAGGTAACATGGATGTGAGATTTAATAATGACGGAACAAAACTTTTTGTTCTTTTTGATGCAATGAATCAAAATCAGAGAAGTAGAATTTATCAATACACTTTAAGTGTTGCTTACGATATTACCAGCACTGTAACATCAGGTGGATCTTTAGTAGTAGGGGATCAGTATGATCAATTTTCAGCAATTCTATTTAACCAAGATGGTACAAAGATGTTTGCTAGTAGGTATGGGTACATATACAAATATACTTTAAATACTCCTTTTGATGTTACAACTGTTACAAATACAGACGGAAGTTTTTATCTACCCACCACAATCACTGGTATGCAATTTAATAATGATGGTACAAAGTTATTTACAACTTATAATACATCAACAATTGGTACTAAAGCAACAATAACAGAATGGGCATTGTCAACTGCTTATGATCCCACAACTGCAATACAACCTGCAACTGCTACCTTTGAAACTGATGAAACTACAAATTCTAATGGTGAAGTTCCTCTTCAATTTATGACTTTTAACAATACTGGAACAAAATTCTTTAGTTTTAACGGTACTAATGGAAATATTAATGGTGGATTAGCAAAAATTAAAGAATGGAATCTAGCTTCAGCTTTTAGTATGTCAAGCTCTTCTTCAGGATCATCAGGATCAGTTTCTGGTCCTTGGGAATACGATGATACTGCTACAGAATCAGATACTTATCCTGGATCAACTAGAGGTGCAAATATAACTATTTCTGGTGGTGTAAAAACGTATATAAAACCAGTGTCAGGAACAGCGGAAGAAGTTTATATTAGTACAAGAAAACTTGGTGAAACTAAAAATCGTGGCGAAGTATCTAAAACTTTTTATGATGCTCAAAACGCTAAAGGAACACCATAAAATGTACTTTTTTTGCATTTTAAAGATAAAAAATGTATAAATAGTATTAAGAGAAAAGAGAGATAGGATACATGAAACTTATTACCGAAGAAATAGAAAACGCCGAGTACATTATTGAAGAATCAGGTAACGGCAAAAAAAATTACTCTATAAAGGGTGTCTTCATGCAAGCGGACATCAAAAATAAAAACGGTAGAGTTTATCCTAGAGAGACTCTTCAAAAAGAAATCGCTCGATATACAAGAGAGTTTATCGACAAAAGTAGAGCATTTGGCGAACTAGGTCATCCTGACGGTCCCACTGTCAACCTAGAAAGAGTATCGCACATGATCAAATCTTTAACTCCAGAAGGAAATAACTTTATAGGAGAGGCGAAAGTCTTAGATACCCCATATGGAAAAATTGTGAAGTCTTTAATTGATGAGGGTGCAAAACTAGGAGTTTCATCTCGTGGAATGGGAACATTAAAATCATCTAATGGAATGAATGTTGTCAATGACGATTTTTATCTTGCTACAGCAGCTGATATAGTTGCAGACCCCAGCGCTCCAGACGCTTTCGTAGAAGGCATTATGGAAGGAAAAGAATGGGTATGGAATAATGGAATATTGAAAGAGCAAGAGATTAAAAAATTAAAATTACAGGCAGAGAGTAGAGAGAGAATATTAAGAGCAGATAAAAATGCTCAAGTATTTGAATCATTTCTTAAAAAACTGTAATTTTATAAATAATAACTGACTCATTCAATTAGAGTGAGTCTATTATTGCAATAATATAAAGTTAAAATAGAGGAGATAAAACCAATGGAAAACGGTAAAAAAGAGATCAATGCTCAAGCTGATCTACCTAAAAAACATGCCGCTCCAGCTGAAGCACCTAAATCATTAGCTGCAACTGTTCAACAAGTAATGACAAAAGCAATTACTTCACCAACAGATGCTAAACCAGATTTTGCACAAGGCGTTAAACCTGTATCAGGTGACGCACAACAAAAAAGTGCAGGTGCTGCTGATGCTATGAAGTCACTTCAAGCACAAGCGGATGCTGAAATCAAAAAAGAAACTTCTTACGAGTCTGAAGACAAAGAGAAAAAACACGAAGGCAAAGAAGAAGTTAAAGAAACAGAAGCTGAAACTAAAGACAAAGAAGACGTTAAAAAAGAAGAAAAAGAGGAGAAAAAAGAAGAATTATCTCCTGCTCAGAAAAAACTTCCTGACGCTTTACAAAAGGCAATCGCTAAAAAAGACGAATCTGCTGACGAGAAAAAAGATGTAAAAGAAGAAGAAGAAAAAGAGAAAAAAGAAGAAGACGAAAAGAAAAAAGAAGTTTCAGAATCTGAAGAAGATAAAGAAAAAAAAGAAGAAGACGAAAAGAAAAAAGATGAAATCAAAGAAGAAGATGAGAAAAAAGTAATTCAGGCTGCTAAAGAATATATGAAAGACTCAAGTTGTTCATATAAAGAAGCTGCTGAGAAATACGGTTGCTCTGAATCTGAAGTTAAAAAACAAGTAGAGTCTATGGAAAAAGAAATGGACGAAGCAGATGAAAAAGAAGTTAAAAAAGAAACTGCACAGGACAAAGTAAAAGACATGGATATGAAAGAAGATGTAGCTGCTCTAACTGATGGTGAAGGCCTTTCGGAAGAGTTCAAACAAAAAGCTGCAACTATTTTCGAATCTGCTGTTAAAGCAAAACTTGTAGATGAAATCGAAAAATTAGAAGCAGACTATGATAAAAAAGTCGAAAAGAAAAAAGACGAAGTCAAAGAAGAAATCGTTGACAAAGTAGATGCTTATCTAAATTACGTTGTTGAATCTTGGATGAAAGACAACGAACTGGCTATCGAAAAAGGACTTAGAAATGAAATTACTGAGGAATTTATCGGTGGACTTAAAAACCTATTTGAAACTCATTACATCAACGTACCGCAAGAGAAGTATGATGTATTAGAGAATCAATCTGCTGAAATTAATTCATTAAAAGATAAACTTAATGAATCAATTGAAAAGAACGTTGAGTTAAATCAGAAAATAAATGAATTTGCTAGAGAAGACATCATTAGTGATGTTGCTTCTGATTTAGCAGAAACTGAATCTGAAAAACTTAAAGGTTTAGCAGAAAGTATTGAGTATAAAGACGCTGGTAGTTTTAGAAAAAGTGTTGAGACATTAAAAAACTCATACTACCCTAAAGCAAAAGTGAAAGATACTGAATCTAATGTCGTAGCAGAAAACAATCAGACTGTTGATTTATCTGAATCAATGGCTGCCTACACTGCTGCTATTAGTAAACAAGGAAAGAATCCTTACAAAAAGTAAGGGTTTAGTTAATTAACTAAAAAGGAGAGATAGAAAAATGTTTTTATCTGAATCAATACAACAGAAGTGGCAGCCCGTTTTGGACCATCCTGATCTTCCAGAAGTGAAGGACAGTTACAAAAGAGCCGTAACTTCAGTTATCTTAGAAAACCAAGAGAAGTCGTTAAGAGAAGACGCTGCTTTCTTATCAGAGGCTGCACCTACTAACGCTACTGGTTCTTCTATTCAAAATTGGAATCCTATCTTAATTAGTTTAGTAAGAAGAGCAATGCCTAACCTTATCGCTTACGATATCGCAGGTGTTCAACCTATGTCAGGACCAACTGGTTTGATATTTGCTATGAGAAGCAGATACAACAGTCAATCTGGCGGTGAAGCTCTTTTTGACGAAGCTGATTCTGATTTTTCTGGCAGAAACAAAGCCGGTTCATCAGTAGATGGATTCTCATCAACAGACCACGACGGATCTAACCCGTCTGTTCTTAACGACTCAGCACCAGGAACTTACACAAAAGGTACTGGTATGACTACAGCTGCTGCTGAAGCTTTAGGAGATGCCGCTGGTAACTCTTTTGCTGAAATGGCTTTCTCAATTGAGAAATCAACTGTAACTGCTAAAAGCAGAGCGTTAAAAGCAGAATACACAATGGAACTTGCTCAAGACTTAAAAGCAATCCATGGTTTAGATGCTGAAACAGAATTATCAAACATCTTATCTGCTGAAATCTTAGCTGAAATCAACAGAGAAGTAGTAAGATCAGTTTACATTACTGCTGAAAAAGGTGCTTCTGATAACGCTGGTAACGCTGTTAACACTACTAATGAAGGTATCTTCGATTTAGATACTGACTCAAACGGTAGATGGTCAGTTGAGAGATTCAAAGGTCTTATGTTCCAATTAGAAAGAGACGCTAACGCAATCGCTCAAAGAACAAGAAGAGGAAAAGGTAATATAATCATTTGCTCATCTGATGTTGCTTCTGCACTTCAAATGGCTGGTGTTTTAGATTACACTCCTGCTCTTAACAACAACTTAAACGTTGATGATACTGGAAACACTTTCGCTGGTGTATTAAATGGTAAATATAAAGTTTACATTGATCCATACAGTGCAAACCAATCTGGTAAACAATTCTACGTTGTGGGTTACAAAGGTACTTCACCATACGATGCTGGTATCTTCTATTGCCCATATGTACCTCTACAAATGGTAAGAGCCGTAGGTCAGGACACGTTCCAACCTAAAATCGGTTTTAAGACAAGATACGGTCTTGTTGCTAACCCATTTGCTGGTGCTTCTGCAAGTTCAAACATTACTGCTGATGGTCTAGGTGCTGCTAACGCAAATAGATATTACAGACGTGTTCAAGTTGCAAACATTATGTAATCATACATAAAGTTGTTATTACAACATTTAAAAGAGGGCGGCCGTAAAAAGTCGCCCTTTTTTTTGGTCTTATAAATAAAAGTATGAAAACACCATTTAAAGAACTTCTAGGCATACTCGTAGTAGGTGCCTTTCTTACGTTAGTTGCACATGGATTGAAATACTTAAATCCAGAACCTAATATATTAGAAGAATTAGAAGAAAAAATAGAAAAAGTACAACAAAAAGAAATCATATTAACTGAATCTGAAAAAGAACTTGAAAAGAAATCTGTTGAAAAAGAGTGGCAAGAAGTAGATAAAGAAACAGATAAATAGTAGTATGACAAAACTAAACGCATTTGCTAGACAGCCATCGACTTACGACTTTGCAAGTCCTATACAATTTAAGTTTTCAATTGTTAAAATGCCATTGCTTAACTTTTTTTGTACATCGGTAAACTTGCCAGGTATATCAATAACACCACCTGAACAATCAACATCTTTAAAGGATATTCCTATTCCTGGTGATAAGGTTGTTTTTGCTGATCTAAATTTGACTTTTATGGTTGATGAAAAATATGAAAATTATAGACAACTACAAGACTGGATAACTGGTAAAGGTTTTCCTAAAGAACACGCACAGTTCAGAAATTATGCAAAAAGTAATGCTGATTTATTTCCTACTAGTGCTGATGCTGGATATAGTACTGAGGTTGGTAAAGTTTCAAAACCTATACAAGATATAGCATTTTTGTATTCTGATGCTGAATTAACTTTTACTACTAGTAAAAACAATCCTACTGTAAGGGCAAAATTTACAGATTTATTTCCTACATCTTTGAGTGGATTAAACTACACAACCCAGGCAACTGATGTGGACTATTTGTCGTGTGATGCTACATTTCAATACGGCATATACGAATTAGAAACATTATAAATATTTTATATTATAGGAGTATATTATGACATTTGACGAGCTTCAGCTAATGGCTGAAAAAGATTTAAAAATAAACGATATTGAATTAGACATTGAGTCGCTTAAAACACCAGCACTTCATAACAAATATTCAAAATTTCACAATCAATACATTAATCTATTAAAAAAGGCCGAACAAGAGTTGGCAAGAGAGACAAGAGATAAGTGGGAATATTATACAGGCAAATCTGATCCGTCTGTGTATCAATTAAAACCTTTTAATCTAAAAATATTAAAACAAGACGTTGACAAGTATATAAAGGCAGACGAAGAATTAAATAAGTTAGAAGCAAAAGTAACTTATATTCAAAGTGTGGTTGATTACTTAGATAAGACAATTCGTATTATTACAAATAGAACATTTCAAATAAAAAACGCAATCGATTGGAAAAAGTTTACATCTGGTGTTATCTAATGGCAGAAATATTAGTTGATAAAATAGATGATGTGTATTTGAGAGTAGATGCTGATGCTGATATTCGTAGAGAACTTTCACAGTATTTTTCGTTTGATGTTCCAGGTGCAAAATTCTCTCCACAGTTTAGAAATAGAGTTTGGGATGGCAAGATTAGATTATATTCATATGCCACAGGACGTCTCTATGTTGGGTTGTTTCCATATCTTAAACACT